AAAAACGATACATGCCGTTGCGGTCTAAATACTTCAATATCACATCCCCGTCACAATACGGCAGGACTTCGACCGCTTTTGCTTTGCCGCCCCTTGTAATTGTCGTGTTTTGTGTAAGCAGCATTTTCTCACGGTAAAAGCCATTGTCGTACCAATATAAATAACCGGGCTGCCCCTCTACGAAAACATAGGGAGGCTCGTTATTTTGCAGCAGGTCAAGCAAACTTTCACCTGCCAGCCCTATCTGACGGGATGCGTTAACGGCGATAAAGGTAGCTACTTCGTTATATACTACTGTGCCCGGAGTGCGCTCTTTGATTACTACTCGGGCCTGCATATTTTGAACCAGGGCAGCGCTATTTATCTGGCTCGGATAATCGTCGATAGCAGGCATATACTGCCGAATAGGTTCATCAGCTGAAAATAGGTATATGGTGTTTCCGTTATCAACTCGCCACGGGTATGCCTTGTACGTGCCGGCCATCTTCCCATCAATTTCTACCGACACATCAACCCACGCCGGTGCTCCTGCGCTTGGTTTTACTATCTCAAAGTTGACAGGATTATGGACTGCCCGGACGTCAATGAATTGAAAGGCTTCGACAACTATGTCAAGCTGTTTTTCGCATCCGAGGCCGTCCCGTAGGTATATGGTTCTGGGACCAGGCTCCACAAGCGGGAAGAAGTTACTACTCTGCCAGTTGACGCCGTCAACGGAATACTCTAACGTCAGGGGGTTGCCCAATCCGCTGTTGGTTGTGCCTATTGTTATATCTGTGCCCGCGATCTTGGGCACCTGCGTAATCTGGCCAAAAAAGTACTCGCGCACAAATGGCAGGGTGTACTCCGCTGTCAACTCGTATGGATCGGTGATAACTATGTCGCGGGCGGCATCACTGCGGCTGAAATCAAATGTCAGACTATTGGCGATAACTTGACCACCCCGAGTAACAACGTACGGGGCCGTGCCGCCAGACGCGGATAAAGCGAAGTTTGCAAGGTCGCACGATGCGCCTGCTGATAGGTTTACGCCCGTGATTTCGAACCCTGTTATACTCTCCTGCGTAACGCTCATGTAAAGTGGCATTGCGGCCTGGATTGTCACAGGCTCCCCGACGTAGTAGTTAAAGTCGATGACGATGTAGTACGGCTTAGTCGGGTCCGTGGAAGCCATTACAGGGCTGACGGTTATATCATTTTGCGACCAAGACCCGTTAGGTCCGTATGTTTTGATGAACTGTGAGCGATACGACTCAGCCGTCGCGATTGCTTGCGTGTGGATAGCGAAGCCCCCATCTCGCCCTGACAGGACATTCCAGGCGGGGTATCCACTCATTACACCGTATATTCCCGACTTTACCTTCATATATGAATTCACCCCCACGAAGGTCGCGGGGTTAGACACATTTGCGAACCTAACTATTACCTGCGCGTAACTCATTGCTTCAACTCTTTAATTACAAAACTCTGAAATTCCAAAAGGATGTTGCGTCCTAGGCTGCGAGCCAGCTGGCGCATCCGTTGCTCTGTCACAACCTCCGAGATGACACCGCCCGGGTTGTACCTATTCGGCACGCGGATCCCTTTATACACAATTTTTAAGCATATAGCGAAAACACGGCGGTTATCAAATGGCAGCCCCTTATCCTGCACCCATTGTTTTATTATCGGGTACAACCGTTTTGCGGCTGCTGGTGATTTTTCAGTGTTCGGCCGGCGACCATGCTCCATGAAGTAGGAATGCCTGGCAGCTTTCATCTCGATGTTATAACCGTGCGGCCGCTCTGTTATAACAGGCTCTAAAGACCGGGCGAAGCTACCAGACGCCCGCAGGCCGTGGCGGTCGTAGTTGGCGATAAGGTCCCCTTGTACGCCTTCAACCCATTCTTTTATTATGTCGCCAGCTTGCCTCATACGCTTGTCAATGTTATCGTGCCCGCAACTACGTCGATATTGATGTCGAAGCGGTTTATGTCAACTCTGAAATTGCTCTGCGTAATGTCGTATTGGTGTTTGCAGGAAAATTCACCAAGGGCAGCCGTTAAGGTTTCAAGCAAACTTTTCAGCCTTGCGTCGTACTTTTGCTCTGCTGTTTCGTCGAGTGTGGATACAGTTGTATCTTCCCGCTTTTGGCCCAGCATGATGCCGCCTGTAAATGTCAGTCCGTCGATGCCGCCGCCGCTGCCGTATGTGGGTGATAGGTTCAAGTCGGCAATGAGTATCAGGTCCCCCGGCTCATATTTAAAGCGGCCAGCTTCGTAATTCGCATACTGGTCGTTACCGTACACAAAATGCCAGCCTTTAGCCTGGGCGAAGGACCTCAATTCTCCGATAATGTCAATACTTGCCATACCTTTTTATTTTACACAAAAGTAAGGAAAAGAAAGCCACTTTTACAAGTGTTTCCTTTCAAATGTTTTCATTTCCTTATGTCGCCTGTTAATTTCCTTGCCAATAACACGCAATATCCGCATCATAAACCACGTTTTCGGGGCTGAGAATATAAGATTTGCGGCAGCCATTAACCCGCTGTCGGTGGCTATCCGTGCATCTCTTTTGGCTCGCAAATAATAGTGTGGAAATGTTATTGACGACCACACCCACCAATAAGGCTGCCACTTTTTCAGACGGCGATGAACAGCCAGTAAGACGAAAAACAATGCGATACCGGCAGATACCCCGATGAACCAGGCAATAATCTCCCATGCGCTGAAGCCGAAAATTACCGATAGGATGACCAAGAAGGCCGCAATAAGTAAGGTGTTTGCAAGTGCTTTCATTTGTTGCGTATTTTCATTAAACGTCTATTAAAATCTGCCTCCTCTTTATCGTACAGCAATATCGTGAAGGCCGTTGAATAGGGCAATTCTTTGACATACTCGAGCGTCCAGCCGTACTGCTTAGCGATGCTGCGTATCTGACCGAAATATCCAAATTTCCCAAACACCTCAATGCCGGCAGCCTCCTCCTCGACTGTTGGATCATAAGATAGCGACTGCTCACGCTCATTAATCTCCTCGATCTCTTTACGAATGTAATTGTAATGTGCGAAAAAATCAAACACGTCTGGGTCGCGCTCCGGGCACAAGTCAATGGCTGCGTTTATTGAGGCCTCGAACGAAGTGCTGAAAATGCGCTGCAACTCTTTCACTTCGTAAAAGGTTTTTTCGGTCAATTTGCCTATCCCATACACATCTCTGGCCTTTGACTTACGGCTGTACTTGACCGCAAAAAATGCAGCTTCTTTCTGCTCCTCATCTTTGGAGTTCGCTATGTTTAAGAATTCGGATAGTTTCATAGTGCTTTATTTCCACCGCCGAGGCGGCTTGGGTTAACGAAAGTTTGAACATAATACCTGATAGCATCAATCCAGTGGTTATAAGCATCAATAGGCACGCCGTTAGCCTTCCACGCATAGTTGTTTAATTCCTTGCCTATCTCCGTGCTCTCGGGGCTGACTACAATTTTATAGTCCTGCATTGTCTTGATACCGGCAAGCACGCTGCCGTCACCTTTTACAACCTTGCGGATGTTGAGCCCTAAGCCCTTCATATCTGCGATAAGCCTTTTTTCGCTGCTGTCGGCAATAACGACCTCGCGCGGCTTAACCACTGCCTTAACCTTGTCATACAACTCCCTTGTACCATGGTTATAACCCCACATCCCTTGCTTTGCGTATATGATTCGGTTTTTCCTATCAATCGCCACCTTTACCAGTACGTCAGGATCAGGGAAAAACCCGAAGTCCATCCCCCAGCCATAAGGCAGGGAGTCGTCAAATTTTCCATACTCCCAATTTTTGAAAACAACGCCCTCAGCTGCCTCAAGCCACCCGCCCAAAATTATATGTTCAAATTTTTCTGGGTTCCGCTGCTCGAGCAATTGCAGCTCGTGCAGGTAGTCGGCCGGCACGAACTCGATAGCATCCTTGTAGGTGGTGTGAATGTAGCAGACGTTATCTTTAACGCCATTCCAACCCGGTTGTACGCCTGTGCTTTCGAAAAATCGCTTGTATATCCAATGTTGCTTTGTGGTTGGGTTTAATATTATGATAACTATATTCTCGACATCCTTCGCCCTTATCGATAGGTTTATCTTGTCGAAGCTGGCTTCGTCGTTTTCCTCCTCTGCCTCATCCAAAATGAAGCAGCTGAAATTCTTCAAAGACTTAAGTTTAGCTGTTTGGTTTCCGGAGCTAGTTTTAATACCCTTGAAGACTATTTTGCCGTCATTGTGGTTGAATGTTATGCGGTCATTTTGGATGTTCGCAAAGCTATCAATATTTAACATTTCCAGCTTTTCCACTACCTCTGGGATTATGCTATCTTTAGCACTTACCAGGGTGTATCTGCTATATAGGATCCTGTGTCCGTGGTTATACGCGAGCGTGGCAGCCGCGGTACCTGTGGCGAAAGATTTTTGAGAAAAGCGACCCCCTGTCAGGATGTAATACCTGACACCTTCCGGCCTGTTAAATAGTGGCTGGAATTTACTGTTTAGTTTTACCGGCGTCGTCGCTGTCATAGAAAACTATCGGTGCTGGCTGTATTTTCTCGCCTTTGGTTGTGTGGTCGATATATTGCTGGTTTAGCTTCTGATGCTCCTCGGGAGTGCAAATTAGGCGGTACAGAGCAAGCAGTTCAGCCGCTTTTTGCGACTTGAATAGCTTGGCCCTAATAGACGACTTCGTCCTTATTTTATTGTCCTCCAACAAGCTCTTAAGGGCGTTCATTTCGTCAGATCCGGCAGGGAAAAATTCGTAAAGCGTTGTTTTTGTGCAAGGGATAAAGGCCACAATGTCCTCAATAAAAAAAAGGTTGTTTTCTTTTATTGCGGTCTTCGCTTGCTCTAATATTTTTTCTCTGTCGTATGCCATTAGTAGCGTTTTTTAATTTGATATTCGTCTTTCATCTTTTCATACAGCTTCAAAACAAAATCAAAATGTTTTTTTGAATTAACAACTTGCAAGCTCTCAATTCTCGCATTATTGCCCGCATTCATCGAGCCTGATAAAACAAAGTAATTATCTCCAATTTTAATGGCTGCAATCTTTGCGTGGTTGTGGCAAAAAACGATTTCCACGTTTGCTTTATCGAGGATATCTGTGATGACCCGCTCTTTTTGCCGTTGCGAGTTCATCAAATCGGAAATAATCACCTTCAAATCAGCCCTCTCCGATAGCGCTGCTGTATACCTCGCTGCCTTGTCGTTTACTGTATAGAAAAATAATA